TCAACCATCAATCGTCATCCTTGCGAAAGGTCCGGCGCCGAAGACGTCGGAGAGTTGCGCGACATGAATTTCGTATTCGCTCGCAATACCATCGGCAGCACGCATCGCTGCGGAGTAGACCCACGCGGGCGCATCCGTGAGGTCTTCGCGGCAAATCACCCCATCTTTGACGGCACGCACCAGATAGGTTTCCGCGGCCTCGCCGAGTGGCACCTCGACCCCCGCCCAACTATCGCCGTTAATGCGCGTGCGGCGGACCCAGCTGAAGTGCGCATCGCCCGCCGTCATGCTAAGTCGCAGCTGACATGGCGAATACGGTCGAAGCCCGATACCCTCGAACGCTTCGTGCCGGTGCACATAGGATGCGTCGTCATAACCAAGCATTGCGGCACCAATACGGTAGTGCCGCGCCAGTCCGCGTGCGTTTTGCGACAAATTAATCTGCGAAGGGGCACCGTTCAGCAGCACCACTGTGCTGCCAGCAGGCCAGACTTCGGGCATGATCGCGTCGCTTCCTGCTTGCCCTCGCAGCCGCTCGCTGATTTCCCACACGCCCGGCTCGATAACTGTGGCAGACGCAAACTGCAAAACTTCCCAGTTGCCAGACGTGCCATCCCCTATCGCCATCAGGTTTGCTCCATCCAGCAAACGCGCGCGCGATACCGACTGAAGCGCGCCTCCCGACAACCGCAACCGCAGCGGTGGGCCCAAATCGGGCACACCTGCTCGTGCAGAATACAGCGGCGCAAGCGTGACCGCTGTGATCGCCGCTGATACGATCGTGCGGTTCAAGGCGTAGTCATCGTCTTCCAGCGCCGAATAGACCGCCACCGATCCCGGCCATGGCCGCGCCGACACCGCCAAGTGAGGCGCATGCGCAACCTCATCGCCCCGCAGCAAAGGCAGATCGAGAAACACCGGAAAGACCGGAGCCGGCGCCACAAAAGCGCGCGGCACAGTTTCGCCCTCGGCCTCGTCAGAAGAAACATAGACCGTGGGTTCAACCCGCGTGGCCTCGACCTCCTGCGCTCCGGTCTGCTCTACGCGATCAATGCGAAACCTCCCGCTGGCCTCATCTGTTTCAATTTCGACAATGTCACCCGCGCCGATATCAGCGCGCGACGGCGGCAACGCAAAACGCAACGTGTCACGCGCTACGCGCGCCTCGGCAAGCCAACGTTCTACTGCGCGCCGCCCCTCGGACTGGGTCATCGCCAGCGAAACTTCTGTTTGCGCCGCAGCACCCGAGGTTTCGTCGGGAAAGATCGCTTCTACCGCACGGGTCTCATAATCGCCATCTGCCTCGACATAGTTCAACCGCACACGACCAGCGGTTTCAGCTCGGGCAAGACGCACGGCTTGCAGCCTTGGGTTTTCCCCGATCACGAGTTCTTCGGCGTCGATCCGTTGGTCCACGGCGCCATCGCGCATACGAAAAACGATCAAACCATCCCGCTCAATCGCTTCAAAACCATAGGCGAGCATCAACGGTTGCAGCGCCGCCCGACCCGTTTCGCCGCCGTCCACCCGGTACCCGCGCACAACACCGTAAAGCCCTGAAACATCGTAATCTTTCAGCCCCTGGCTTTCGCAAATCTCTGCCACCACGTTCGCAAGGGGCTGCGCGCTCACCCGTCCGGTAATCCAATGGCCACGCGCGTAGTTTGCGCCGTCCGACCAGACATCACTTTGTGCGGGAAATTGCGGATAAGGGCGCGCATCCCACGCCCAGACATGCGCGCGCCCGGTATCGACCATGCGCCCATCATAGCTTTCAGCCACCGGATTGTTCGCCGGATCGCCCCAAAAATCGGCCATCGCGCGCAGATACTGCATCTGAATCAACTCGTCGCGCCGCCCATCAGAAAAAAACGGAAGCGCCGATTCCGAGCTTTTTGGGTCCAGAAACTTGTTTGGCTGGTTGCTGCCTTTATCCACTGCCGCGCAACCGAACTCGGTAAACCAGATCGGTTTCGACCCCGGCACCCAAGCGCTTGGGCTGGCCTGGCGCACGCCGCCGATACGATCGTGATGCGCGTTTTGCCACCAGCCGCGCAGGTCTTTGACGCGCCAGACCCAAGGCTCATCAAAGGCGCCGTCGGTAATCGGGGTGCGCAATTGTGCCGCGCGGTGTTCAGGTGCGGCGTAATACCAATCAAAGCCCTCGCCACCCGCAATATTCGCCTTCAGATAGTCGATGCTATAGATTGAGCCCCAATCGGAATCCCGATGGTCGTCACCCTCGCGCCAATCGGAAAGCGGCATATAATTGTCGATGCCGACAAAGTCGATGTTCGCATCTGACCAAAGCGGATCGAGGTTGAAATAGAGATCCCCGTCACCCGGATGATAGCCGAAATACTCGCTCCAATCCGCAGCATAGCCGATCTTGCAGTCGTCCCCAAGCACCTCGCGCACCTCCGCCGCAAGTGCACGCAGTTCCGCCACAGCGGGAAAGCCGCCACCAGCGCCGCGCACGCGCGTCAGGCTCACAAGCTCCGAACCGATGCAGAACGCATCAACCCCACCCGCCGCCTTGCAGAGTGCCGCGTAATGCAACACAAAGCGGCGATACGACCATTCTGCGGGTCCGACATAAACAACCTCGCCACTTGCAATCGAGAAATCCGTGGCGCTCGCAGTGCCAAAAAATGTGGCAATCTCGCCATCGGCTGCGGCCGTGCCATCCGACGAACCCGCCTGCCCCGGGGCGTGCGCAAGCGTGATGCGCCCGCGCCACGGCAGCGCCGCTTGCTCGGGTCCGCCCCATGGATCGTCGAGGCCGTTTCTAGCCAACTGATCCATCAGAATGAACGGGTAGAAGACAACTGATACCCCAGCCTCGCGCAGCGCTGTGATCGCCTCAACCACCGAGGCGTCCGCTGCGGTGCCGCCATAGACAGGGCGGCCCTCTAGCTGCGGCACAAGTTCAGCCGCCCCCCGCGCGACACCGCTCACCCGCCACGGCATGGTGACGCCATCGAAATCGCGGCTTTCCACTTTCGGGCGCAGGCGGCACTCCGGCGCGCGCAAGTCATCGCCGAACCAGCTAACCACCAGCGAGACCGAGCCGCAGTTCGGCAGTTCCTCACGCAGCCGCGTCAACGAAACGCTGAAATCCGTTTCGCCGCCCGGGCAATGCTGGTTGGCAGCAACGCTTTCGCCCAACCCATAGTCAAAATGCACGCGCGACGTGGCCAGCGCATATTCGCCACTGCCCGGCAGCAACGCCACACCGCGTACGACACGCGCAAGATCTGGCACATCGTCCTGAAATGCCCCCTGCGCCTGGCGCATCACTTCAAAGCTGAACTGCGGCACCCGGTTGCCAAACTCTGCCAGCGCAAGGTCTTCAAATACCACATAGGCAGTGCCGCGATAGGCAGGTGCCATGCCAACACCCTCTACCGCATCGATTTTCGGGTCGGGAGCTTGGGTCTGCGAACCTGTATAAACGCGCATGCTCAGCCGTTCGGCGGCAATTTCGATGCCGTCTGCCCAAACCCGCCCGACACGCGTGATTTCACCCTCGCAAAGCGCGATCGCAAGGCTGACCGAATAGCTGAACTCTGTGGTAACCGCCTTTGGCGTTCCTTTGCCGCCGCTGCGGGTGGCGGACTCGGCAAAGCGGCTGGCCCAGATCACTTGCCCGGGCAGCCGCATCCGGCCCCAAACCCGCCCAACGGCGGCCCCCTCTGAGGCGCCTGTGATGCGAAAGCGATCAATTCTGCCAACTTCGACAGCCGAGGAACCTTGCCCCAACAGGCGTTGGTCGATCGCACGCCCAAGCGTCGCGCCAACTGCACGCCCGATCACCGCGCCCGAAAGACCAAGCAGCGTTCCGCCAAACCCCGCCCCGGCCGCAGCCCCCGCCGCGGCAAGCAAAATGGTTGCCATCAGATCGCTCCTTCAGGAAATCGAAATCGCGCCGCAATGCGGCGCTGCCACGGCGCAGAAAGCGGGCTTTCGACCACCCCATGCCCGCAATAGGCGTGAATGAACGTGGGCAAGGCACCGATTTCGGCAATGATCCCCAGATGTTTGGCCACCGCACCCGCCCGCATGCGAAACAGCATCACATCGCCCGGCAAGTTCGGGGTGTGCAACGCAAGATCAAGCAAATGCCGCCGCGCGGCACGCCAGAGCCGCTCGTCGCGTGAGGCTTCCGACCAGTCCGCACTATAGCGTGGCACTGGTTCCGGTTCAGCACCATGAACCTCGCGCCACACCCCACGCAATAGCCCCAGGCAATCTGCGCCTGCACCCTTGCTTGAATGCTGGTGAAGGTAAGGCGTGCCAAGCCAACCGCGTGCCGCCACAACCACTTGCGGCCCGATCATTTCCACATACTCGCGCCGTCGTTTACCCCGGCGCGCTGCGGGTAAGAGGTCAACCAGTCTTCGCCTGGAATATGCGGAAAGCCCCTGAAATTTGCCGTGTTGTTAAACTTCAGACGGCAGGTTTCAAACCGCCTGTCACACCCCGCCTCAAGCCGGATCGAGTCGCCAACCCCAACTGCTGCCCGCAACGCCTGCCACAACTCCACCCGGCGCGCGCCACCGGCCAGAAGGCGATCGTTCTTGACCACCCCCACCAACCCCGTAGCGGGCCCGCCAAGCACACGCAACCGCCCCTTCTCGAACAGCCGGTCGGTATATTCGTCCAGTTCAGCAAAGTAGAAAACCCGCGCGTCATTCACGGACTCAACAGAAAGTTCCACCGAATAGCCCGGTGCCGTCAGATCAACTCCACAGCGCGCATCGCCTACCGTCGCCCCGCAACCCGGTTGATAAACCACACCTGCCGCGTTGCCGAATGCTTCAGCCAGTCCTCGTAATTCTGCTGTAAAAGCCCCTTCAGCGCGTGTGATATCGCCAAGATAGCCGCGAAACTGCAATACGCGCTCTGCAGGGTTGGCCCAGTTGACCAGCCATATGCGCACTTCCGCGCCGTCAAATCGCCCCGCAGTAATATCGACCTCGCAGATTGCCTCAGAGGAAAGCGCGCCAATCGCCTCGGCGTTATCCACAGCCAATCCCGTCGTTTGCGCGAGCGCGCTGGCTGTCATGCCACTATCGGGTTGAAAGGTGACGCCATCGAATATCAGGGCGCGGTCGTGGTCGGTAAATCCAAGCGTCACACCGTCGCCACGCTCTACTGCCCAAGCGCGGCAAATCGTGGTGGCACCGCTTTGCAGATGCGCCTTCAAACCTTGGGAAAATGCCATCAGATCCGCACCTCCACCACCGGCACCTGCGGCAGATCACCCGCCTGAAACGATGCTACAGAAACAAGGATTCGGTCCGTATCGAACCGCACCGGCACATCAAACTCGAACCCCGCCGTCACCTGCGCCCCCTCGGGCGGTGCGGCCTCGAAGCTCACGATCCCGGTTTCCAGATTGACCGAGAAATCGACCGCCTCGGCCCGATGATGCCCCTGCACACCAACTTGAACCGTGCCAAGCACCGGCTTGCTGATGGGGCGCGCATAGCCGACGCCGCCCGAGCGATAGGTCTTTTGCAACTGGAACGCGCGCTTAACCCCATCCCCCGCGCCTAGTAGCTGATCGTCATAGGCAACCGCGCGTGATGCTGGGCAAGATTTGTAATCCGCCCAGTCCTTCCATCGAAAACCGTGCAACTGCCCCTGCCGCGCCTCAAAAAATGCCAGCAGCGCCTCTACGTCGTCTAGGCTGCGCAACCCGACACCTGCATCGTAATGGCGGCGCGAATGGGCCCAAGGGGTGTTGCGTTCTTCGAATCCGTTGGCAAGCGCTACAATTTCAGTGCGCCGCTCCGGCCCCCCGACCGATCCGAAACTCAGATTGGCCGGAAAGCGGATCTCGTGAAAAGCCATGCTTGTCTCCTCAGCGATTGCGTTCGCCGCGCGCAAGTACGCGGCTCAGTTGTGTCGCGATCTGGCTTTGGCTGCGGGCAAACCCAGAAACGTCGGGCGTGGCGATGTTCATCACAACATTCACCGCGCGCCCCGACCCCGCCGCCTGCACCCCCAGCCGCCCGTCCGCACCACGCGCCAGCGGCATGATCGCCTCGGGCCCTGCCTCACCCATCAACCCTCGCCCGGATCGCATGGCAAAAGAGGTCGGCGCCGAGACAACGCCCCCCTTGGCAAAGGGCATCACCCGCCCCTGCGCAAAGGTGCCACCTTCGGCAAATGGGAACATCCCGCTCAACAGACCGTTCATGCCATTTGCAATCGCGCCGCCAATCGCGTTTTGCACCGGCTTCATCGCCGCCGCATACACGCTTTCCGTCATCGTGCGCGCGACCTCGCCAAGCGCGTCCGACAACTTCATGCCATCAAAGATAAGCCCGTCGAACGCGCGCCTGAGGCCCTTGCCAATCGAATTGCTCAATGTGCCGACTTCGCGGTTTGTTAATGTCATGCTGTCCCGCATCCGCCCTAGTTCAGCGTTGAACGCCGCCGCCAAAGTCTCGGCGCCGCCCAGACTGCGTTCCAGCGACGCCGCTTGCTGTCCCAGCCCGTCAAGCCCGTCCACCTCGATCATCGTGTGATCCTTTCACCTTGTCCGGCCACGCCGCCGCCAACTCGTCCAGTCGCGCGCGGGTCAGCGGCGCTCTCGCTGCCGCGTCTCCAATCATCATCGCAAGCTCTGCCGGGGTCAGGCGCCAGAACTCTCGGGGCTGCAAGCCAAGCCCTTGCAGCCCCACCCGCATTAGGCCCGGCCAGTCGAGCCCGCTCATTTCGCCCTCGGCACCGCAAAAGCTCGCGCTAACAGCTCGGCCGCCACGCGCGCTGCTTCAACCGGGCCGCCACCAATTTCGACGGTGCGCAAGTCTTCGCCCTCACCCTGCCAGCCCCCGCCGCGCAATCCCGCCACCAGCAGCGCCAGCACGTCGCGGGTTGAAAACCGCCCCGCCTCGAACCGCTCGACCAGATCGATCAGGCTACCCGCCGCCAGCGCTGCCTCCAATTCGGCCAGCGCACCAAGCGTCAGCTTTGCCACATGGCGCCGCCCGTCGAGCCATACTGCCACTTCGCCAGCCCAAGGGTTCGCCATCAGAGCGCCGTGAATGTCAGCACCCCGGCCGACGCCATGCTGACCTCGTAGGTCGCCTCGCCATTGTGGCTGCCGGCGTATTCAACTGCGGTAATCATGAATGGCCCTTGAACAATTCCGAAAGCTGGGATGATGACCTGAAACTCCGGCACCTCGCCGTCGAAAAAGATCTGCCGCGCGTGCTCGTCGGTGTCGGCATCCTTGAACACGCCAGAGCCAGAAATTGCCGCCGATTTTACGCCCGCACCTGCCAGCAGCTCCCGCCAACCGCCCTGGCTTTCAAGGCTGGTCACATCGACCGTTTCCGCATTAAAACTGATCCGCGTAGCCCTTAGCCCCGCGATCGTCTCAAACTGCCCGCCACCGGTCAGATCAAGCTTGATCAGAAGGTCCTTACCGTTCTGTGCCGCCATGGTTTTTCTCCGATTGATGCAGAAAGGGCCTGCCGGTCGCACCGGCTCGAAGGCCAGATGAGCGCGCCGGTCAGAATTCGACTCGCGCCCGGAATGTCAGATCGATGCGCCGCGTCTCGCCGGTTTCGACCCGGCGCGCGCGCGCTCGCAAAAACCACAGTCCCACCAGGTGACCGCGCGCCAGTACCAGCGATGCATCCGCCAGCGCGTCTGAAACCGCTGCCGCCACCGTCTTTGCCGCTTGGAACCCGGCGGCATCGGTAATGACCGACACCACAAAGTCATGCTCGGCCCCGCCGCCCGTAGCGTCCGAGGCGTCGCGTACATCTTCCGGCCCAAGGCTGACAAACGTGCCCGTCACCGTGCCCGGTGGAACTGCGTCGTAAATGGCGTCTCCCACCAACGCGTAAAGCGCGCTCGAGGCGCGCAGGCGTTGATAGACGGCCGCCTGCAAGGCTGCCGCAGTCGCATAGCTCATGCAACGACCTCCTCTTGCGCAAAGCAGGTCAGATAGAGCCCCGCCCGGTCGGCTTCACTGACTGCAAGAATGCGAAATACGCGGCTGCCCTCGCGCAGCCGTTGCTCGGGGCGTGGTCGGCTCGGGCTGCCAACGGGTGCTGCGCGCACCGTGATGCGATAGGGCACCGTGGCGAGTGTCACAAATTCACCCGCGCGCTCGCGCCCGGTGCCGGGTTTTACATCGCCCCAAAGCGTGCCAAGCGCGACCCAATTCAGCGCATGCCCACCCGCGCCGTCGGCCTCGCGCTCGGCCTGCTCCAGCACCAGGGCCCGATCAAGGCGCGGCGCGCTCATGCCCGCCCCCCGAGCACACGCACCGTTCGCCAAGGCTCGATCAGCGCCATCACCCCAAAGGGAATTGCTTGCGCCCCACCGATACCTTCGTGGCGCAACTCATAATATTGCGCTGCCAGCAAAAACACTGCCTGCGCCAGATCGACTGGCAGATCACTCCAGGCAGGCCCGAACCCGGCGGTAAAGTCGATCTCGGCGCGCCCATCACTTGGCACGCCCGGCAGGCAACCGCCGATCGCTTGCAGACGCGGGCGGCTGATATCGGGCACCAATCGATAGCGCGTCGGTGCCACTACCAACGCGAACCCCGCTGCATCGCGCAATCGCACCTCACCGATCGCGCTCACCGGGGCCACCGGCAACGGTTGCGCCCGCTCCTCACGCCAGCCTTCAAGTGTCACCATGAATTCGTGCTGCATCAGCACCTTGGCCGTGCGCATCTCGATGGCCGCAATCGCGGCGCGAAGATACGCCAAAAGCGCCNCATCGCCTGCGCCAAGGTCGGCAAAACCGGTGCCCAGCCGCAAATGGTCACGAAACTCTGCAATCGGCAAAGCCTCGGGGGGCACCNCCGTCTTTTCGATCAGCATCATGGAAGTCTCCGCAAAAGGTGCCCCTGCGGGCAAAAGCGGGCGCGGGCCGCCCGCCGTCGCTCGGACGGAGGGAGCAGCTAGACGACAACGAGCATACGCCCGCGCCCGCACTAGGGGGCGCCCTGCGCCCCCGCGCGCGCCATTACGACGCGGCGAACTTCAGCAGCTTGATCGCGGCAAAATCACTGACATCGCCGCCGACACGCTTAGAGGCGTAGAACAGCACATGCGGCTTGGCCGAGAACGGGTCCCGCAACACACGAAGGTCGGGGCGCTCGGCAACGGTGTATCCGTATTTGAAATCGCCAAAGGCCATCGCATAGGTGCCCGAAGCGATGTCCGGCATGTCTTCCGCGATCAGCACCGGATAGCCCATCAGCCGCGAGGGCTCGCCCGCCTGCAGACTGTCGCTCCACAAGAAGCGCCCGTCCGCGTCCTTCATCTTGCGCACTGCACCCGCGGTTTTCGAGTTCATCACGAAGGCGCCATTCGCGCGGTATTCAGCGTCGAGCGAATAGACCAGATCAACGATCGCATCCGATGCGTTGAGCGTGGCAAAATCGCCGTTATTGCCGGTGGCGACATACCCTAGGCTGCCCCAGGCCCAACTGTGGTTCGCTACTTTCGTGTGGGTCAGAAAACCCTTGGGCTTGTCAACTCCGTCGCCCGAAACAAACGCCGCCGCTTCGGCGCGCGCAAATTTGTCGGCGATGCGCTGCGCAAGCCAGCCTTCAATGTTAAAGGCGCTGTCGTCCAGCAGCCGCTGGCTTGCTTTGGGCATGGCGCTCAGCTCGTGCAGCGCAATCGAGATGCGGTCGATCTGCGGTGTGCCGGTTTCCGTCAGCGCCGTAGTTTCCGATGCCCAGCCCGAACCCATTTCGCTATGATCCACCAGCACATCGTAGGTGGTCGCCTCGACATTCACCACATTGGCAATTTGGCGGATCGAGGCTGTGGCTTTCAGCACACCGCGGATCGCGTCCGAGGTTTGTGGGTCCACCAGATAGCCGCCCTCAGCGGCAACTGCGGTATTGAGCGCCTTGCCTTCCAGCATAAGCCCGCGCAGCCCGTCATCATCACCCGACCGCAGATAGGCGGCAAAGGCTTTTTGGTGCGGCGCTTCCTCCTGCGCGGCCGCGGAAAGGGCATGGCGCCCGCTCGTCATCGATTTTGCATGCAGCATGGTCAGTCGCTCTTCCTGTTGTTGCAACCTTGTCTTCACGTCATCCTGAAAGCTTCTGATCTCGTTCAGGAATCCGGCCAGCGCGGTTTTCACCTCAGCCACCGGTGCCGGGCCGTCGGGCATACCCGTTGCGGCCCGAGCCTTGCTCTCGGTCTTCATCATCACTCCACCTGTTGATAGGGTTGAGGGGATCGGCGCGCCCTAGCGGTCCGCCAGCACTTTAGTCGCCTCGCCAAGCGCCGCGACCAGATCGCGCAAATCGTACGCCTCAGGCGCATCGCCCTTGGCACCGACCCGCGCCTCGTTAAGCATCGGAAAAGTCACCACCGAGACCTCCCAAAGCTCCAATTCCGCAAGCAACCGTTGGCCTTTTGCGTTCTTTTCGGCCGCAACCGTGCGGTAGCCGATCGACAAACCATCAATCGCCCCCGCAGCAATCAGCGCCGCCGCTTCGCGCGCGCGGTCAATTTCGGGCAGTAGCCGCCCCTTGACCCAAAGCCCCCGCGCGTCTTCACGGATCTCGTCCCAAACGCCAATCGGCTGCGCCGGATCGTGCTGCCAAAGCATCTTCACGCTTGCGCCCTTTGCAGCAAGGCGCTTCAGTCCCGCGCCATAGGCGCCCGCCAGCACCACATCGCCCCCCTGATCGGCAATGCCGAACAGCGAGGCATAGCCCGAAATCACCGAACCGTCGGTCACATTGACCTTGTCACCCAACCGGGTGAATTTCTGCTCCAGCCCGTAATCTTCTGTCATCATGCAAAAATCCTCACTTCGGGCCCCATGAAAGCACCCCTTGAACCGCCTGCGTCAGAATTACGGCCACTACGCCGTACACCGTCATCCAAAGTCGCTTTTCCAATCCGCCGATCATCTGTTCGATCCGCTCAAGCCGCTTTTCAACCTGCCCGAACTGCAATTCCATGATCCGCTCGGTTGCCTCAAACCGCTGTTCGTGCACTTCGAACGGCGCCTTGAGATAGCGCGAGCCTGCCTCGCCCATCCCTTACGCCTCCGCCAGCGGCGGCAGCCCCAGCAAAGCGCGTTTTTCGGCGTCTGAAAGAAACTGGGCCGCACCGATCCGCTGCCATTGCTGGTCGCGTTCGGCCGCCAGCGCGGGGATCTGGTCAAGGTCAGGCCGCAGCTCGATTGCCGCGCCCAGATGGTGCGAAAGCCAGTAGGCAATCGCGGCCGAAACTCGCGTTGCCAGCGGCAGGACCGTCAGGCGGTAAAAGGCCCGGTGCGCCTCCTGATAATTGGCATAGGTCGCATCGCCCGGTATGCCCAACAGCATCGGCGGCACCCCGAATGCCACTGCAATTTCGCGCGCTGCCGCCTGCTTGGTCGAATGAAACTCCATGTCCGATGGGCTGAACCCCATTGGTTTCCAGTCAAGCCCACCTTCCAGAAGCATAGGCCGCCCGGCGTTGCGCGCCCCTTGATGATGCGACTCCATCTCGCTCACCAACCTGTCATACTGGTCTGGGCTCAGCGCCCCTTGCCCGTCGGCCCCTTTGTAGATGATCGCCCCCGAAGGCCGCGCCGCATTGTCCAGCAGCGCCTTTGACCAGCTTGATGCGGCGTTGTGCACATCTACCGCCACCGCCGCCGCCTGCATCGGTGAAAGCCCGTAGTGGTCATCTTGGGGATGAAACGCCTTGATGTGGCAAATCGGGTCAGGGTGGCCTGACATATCAAAGCGATGCGTGCGCCCGCCCACCGTGTAGTCATAGGCGACCGGCCAGCCATCTGCGCCCGGCACGATGCTCATACGATCCGAGCGCAGCACGTGCAGCTCGCCTGGCAACCCCTGCTCGCGCACCACAGCCTCGACATAGCCATTACCCGAAAGCAGGATTTGCCCGTAAAGCGCCTCGAACAACTCGGCGCGCCCCTGCCCCGGATTGGGGCGGCGCATAAGGTCGATCACTGGATGCGCGTCATAGCGCCGCTCGGCATCCTGGCAAACCAACGGCAGCGCCGCCCCCGCCTCTGCAATCAGCTTCACGCAACGAAACCCGATCGGGTTGCCGCTAAAGCCTAGCCGCGTCATGCTACCCACATCGCGCGCCGACCAGATCGCGCCGCTGCGCGCGGTGCCCGAAGCCATCGAAATCACGCGCCCCGTTGCCGAGGCTTTCTGCTCGGGCACCGCCACTGCTCCACCGCGGCCGCGGCGAAAAAAATGCATCACCATCTCATGCTCCTGTCTGCCATGCCACCGCGCCACTTTGTCTAAGCGCAGCAAAAAGGCCGGGTTGCCCCTGCCTTTCACACCGGCCCAAGGGTCGCAGACCCCCGCGCCCCATCATTCCCCAAATCCCGCCGCCCGCGGCACTGCCGCTACAGGCCGCGCACCCGCGGGTTGCGGCGCACCGCGGCCGGCTCAAGGATCAGCTCGTGCAATGCCCAGACCAGTGCGTCGAGGCGGTCCGGGCTGCCACGTCCCTGAAAGCCTTGCGCGGTCATCTGGCACATCTGATCTTCCAGCTTGCCCAAGCCGCGCAGGTGCCGCACCCGCCCTTGTTCATATAGCGCCGCGGCCGGTTCTGCCCGCATTCCCTTGCCACGCCCCGCCACCAGCTTGCGGTAAGGCACCAGTGGCGCCACCTGGCGCAACACCGCCTCAACCAGATCGCCACCCTGGTTGACTTCGGCCACCAACCTCTCGCCGCCATGGCGCTCCAACGCGGCCACGGCTGCGGTGGCCCATTGCACGGGCGACGCACCCTGTACACTCGCGTCTTCCAGCACATAGGCGCGCCAATTCTGCACAGGCCCCTGCGTAACCGCCCCCACCACCACGATCCCACAGGTGTCAGAGCTATTGCTGGCCGTCACCGCCGGGTCCACCGCCACCACAATCCGGTCAAGCGGCGGCGCCTCGCTCACGCGCAAGGCTTCAAGGGCAGCACCAGACCAAAGCGCACCCGGAACCTCTTCAACCAACAATCCTTCCAGCTCTTGCTGACCCTGCCGTGTGCCCCCATAGCGCGCCGTGACTTCATCCAGAAACGACGCCGCCAGATAGGCGCGGTTTGCCTCGGTCGGCGCGTGTGTCACCACGGTCGATGGGTTGTTCAGGATCGATTTCAACACGTGCACATTGCGCGGCGTGGTGGTGACAACTTGCTGTGGATGTTCCCCCAGCCGCAGCGCAAATTGCAGCATGTCCCAAGCGTCTTCGGCATGCTTCCACTTAGCCAGCTCATCCACCCATGCAGCATCGAACTGCGGCCCGCGCAGACTCTCGGGCTCATGCGCCGAAAACACCTGCGCCACTGCGCCGTTGGGCCAGACCAGCCGCTTGCGCCCCGCTTCCCAGTCCGGTCGGCGGTCGGGGGGCGAACAAGCCAGAATCCCGCTTTCACCAAACACCATCACTTCGCGCGCCTGATCGTAGGTTTCGCCCACAAGCGCCACACGCCGCGCCCGCCCCCCATCAAGCGGGCGCGCGCCCTCCACTTGGGCGCGCACCCATTCCGCCCCCGCGCGGGTCTTGCCTGCGCCGCGCCCACCCATGATCACCCAGCTTTTCCACGCACCCTCGGGGGCGATCTGATGTGGCAACGCCCAGAAGTCGAATACCCAAGGCAGGGCCAACAACGCATTGTCGCTCAACCCCGCCAGAAACTCGTCAACCTCCTCCGGCTGCGCGCAGGCGAGCCAGGCGGCGCCCGATCTCAT